GTAGCTGGTCAGGACGATGCTGTTGCTTCTGCTGAGCAGATCAACAAAGTTGAGAACTACCGTGACCCAGACAGCTTTGCTGACATTGTACGTGGTATGCACCTTTACGGACGCAAGATCCTGCGCCCCGAGGCACTTATCACAGCACGTTACAACGCTGCTTAATTACACTTAGTCTGTCGGGCTGGTCTCTCAGGAGGCTGGCCCTTCAGCTTACTTAACGGTAGGATGACTCTATGGCTACTTACGTATCGCTAGTTAATGAATTACTAAGACGCATGAATGAAGTCACACTTGATACAGCAGGTGATGGCTTTGATACCGTGCGCAACGTTCAAGCTCTAGCTAAGGATGCAATTAATAGTAGCATTAGACTTATTCTACAGACGGGTCAAGAGTGGCCCTTCCTCAAGACTACCTACACACAAACTCTTACTGCTGGTACACGTCAGTACAACTTCCCTGCAGACTACTCAAGTGTAGACTGGGATACTTTCTACATTAAGAAACTTGCGTCAGAGCAGAACGGTCCTCGCCGCTTGAAGGCTATCTCTTATGAGGATTACATTCAGAACTATAGATCTTCTGACGATAGCGGTGATACAGTAAACGGTGAGTCGGCTCCCTCTGTTGTGTATCAGACTTATGGGGAGCAGTTTGGTGTTACTCCTGTACCTAATGCTGCGTATGAGATTGAGTACGTATACTGGTCTTTCCCTAGTGACCTTACAGTTTATAATGACGTGGCAATTATCCCTGATCGGTTTAAGCATGTACTTATTGATGGTGCAATGATGTTTATGATGCGCTTCCGTAGCAACGAGCAGAGTGCTGCAATGCACCAGAATAACTTTGAGGATGGCATTAAGTCTATGCGCCGTGTTTTAATGGATGATGCTATTGAGATCCGCTCTACAGTAGTTACAAGAGGTAGTACATCTTCTTTTAGTGGCGGTTACTAATGGCTGACAATCTAGCCTCATTTAAAGTCTTCTGCCAAGGTGGTCTTAATACCAGCCGTGATGCTTTATCACAGGGTGAAACTCAACCGGGTTCAGCTATTGCATTGATAAATTATGAACCTTCTGTTACAGGTGGTTATAGGCGTATCAGTGGTTATAGCAATGATTATGGTGTAGTGCCGGGTACAGGGAGTGTTCTAGGCGTAAGTGTAGCTAATGGTATTAATGATAGTATCCTTGCAGCACGAAAACCTACCAGTGGCTTTAATTATTTACACTACTGGGATAACACAGCGGAAGACTGGGTTGCTGTAACTACTTCAGGTTCACCTAGTATGACAGGTGTTATTAAAGTACGGTTTAAACGCTACAACTGGGGTAGCCCTAAAGTAGTTATTACAGATGGTACAAACCCTGCTGCTACTTATGACGGTACAACTTACACTCAAGTAACACACAGTCAAGCGCCCAGCGCACCTAAGTATGCTTCTGTATTTCAAAACCATGTTTTTCTATCTGGAGACCCTTCAGAGTCAACTAATCTGTACTTTAGTGCGCCTTACGATGAAACAAGCTTTGACCCAGCAGACGGCTCTGGTGTAATCAATGTAGGTTATCCGATAGTTGCTACTAAAGCATTCCGTGATGCTCTTTACATCTTTGGACTTAATAACATTAAAAAACTTGTAGGTAATAATATATCTAACTTTGTCCTTGAGAACGTAACAGATGACTTAGGGTGTCTTGCAACTGATAGTATTATAGAAATTGGCGGGGATGTGTATTTCTTATCACAGGATGGTTATCGCCCTGTTTCTGGTACTAACAAAATTGGTGATGTTAATCTTGAATCTATCTCACGTAACGTCCAGTCTATCTTTACTGAGGTTGTTCTTAAAGAGAACTTAGATTTACTCTCTGCTGTTGTTGTCAGGGAGAAGTCTCAATTTCGTATCCTATCACCTGTAGGCGATTTCACAGGGCTGCTTGCTGGTATTAGATCCACACCTCAAGGTAATACATTTGAGTTTGGTCAGATAGTAGGTTTAGAAGCTACTTGTTCTGACAGTGGGTACGTAGGGCAGTTTGAATATGTTATACACGGGGATACTAACGGTAAGGTCCATAGGCAAGAAACGGGTACTAGCTTTAATGGCTTGCCTATCATCAGTGTCTATCAAACTCCTTACATTCACATGCAAGACCCTGAGCAGCGTAAAGTAATACACACCATAGCTACCTATCTTAGATCAGAAGGTGACAATGAACTGGCTATGTCAGTACTGTATGACTACGAAGACTTCTCTAGTTTAAGCCCCTCTAACTTTACTTTAGGTACTACGGGTGCTGCGGCCTACTATAGTGAAGCTCTTTACAACTCAACTGCCATATATAGTGGTAATCCTGCCCCTGTGGTAAGAACAAACGTATCAGGCTCAGGTAAGTCTGTATCAGTTAAATATGTAACAAATGACACAAATGCGTCACACAGCATTCAAGGCTTGGTTGTGACTTTCAGAGTGGGAGATAGACTCTAATGGCAGGTTATAGTAGACAGTCCGTAGCTGACATCATTGCTAGTGCAATTATTAAGGCTGGACCTATTAATACAGAGTATAACGCACTTAGGGATGCTTTTGCTTTTTCTACAGGTCACAAGCACGATGGTAGCTCAACAGAAGGTGCTTACGTACCTCTTATTGCTGATGTTGACGCAAAGAATAAAGTTGTAGTAGATACAACTAACAACCGCATTAGCTTCTATAGTGAAGTAGGTGGTACAGCTGTTGAGCAAGTACGTATTCAAGACGGTGCAGTTGTACCTGTAACGGATGATGACATTGACCTTGGTGCTGTAGGCGCTGAGTTTAAGAATCTCTACATTGACGGTGTAGGCTATATTGATACACTTACAGTACACGAGAATGCAACTGTTGCTGGTACTCTTGGTGTTACTGGTGTTCTTACTGCTACTGGTGGTGTTGTAGGTAATGTAACAGGCAACCTAACAGGTAATGTAACTGGTGATGTTACAGGTGACTTGACTGGTGATGTAACTTCTACAGGTACTTCTACCTTTGCTACTGTTGACATTAATGGCGGTAACATTGATGGTACTGTTATTGGTTCTGCTACTCCTGCCGCTGCTGACTTTACTACAATGGACACTACAGGTAACGCATCTGTAGGCGGTACGTTTAATGTAACAGGTACGTCTACCTTCACAGGTGCTATGTCTGCAGGTAGCCTTACCACTACAGGCAACTCTACTCACGCTACAGTAGACATTAACGGCGGTGCTATTGATGGTACTACTATTGGTGCTTCTAGTGCTGCTGCTGGTAGCTTTACAACTGTATCGACATCTGGACAAGCCACACTGGCAACTGCTGACATTAACGGTGGTACTATTGATGGTTCAGTTATTGGTGGTGCAACTCCACAAGCTGTAACAGGTACAACCATCACAGCTAACACAGGCTTTACTGGTGCGCTTACAGGCAATGTCACAGGTAACGTAACAGGTAATCTGACTGGCAATGTAACGGGAGATGTAACTGGTGATCTCACTGGTAACGTTACAGCTTCTTCAGGTACAACAACTCTGAATGACCTTGTAGTTAATGGTACTGTAGACTTCACAAGCACAGCACTGCTTAACGTAAGTGATCCTACCGCTCCACAACACGCTGCTACGAAGAGCTATGTAGACACTGCAGATGCACTCAAGCTGGACAAAGCTGGCGGTACGATGTCTGGTGACATCACTATGGGTGGCAACACTGTTACAGGTTTGGGTACGCCCAGCGCCACATCTGATGCTGCAACTAAGGGTTATGTAGATACCTCTGTAGCTGCTGTGATTGATGCTGCTCCTGCTGCTCTTGATACACTTAACGAACTGGCTGCTGCGCTGGGCGATCACGCTAGTTTCTCTACTACTGTAACAAACAGCATTGCTACTAAGCTTCCCCTTGCTGGCGGCACTATGACTGGCGACATCACTATGGGCGCTAATGCAGTTACATCGACTGCAGCACCTACTACAGATGATGAACTTACTCGTAAGGGTTATGTAGATACACAAGACGCACTGAAGCTAAACCTGTCTGGTGGAACCATGTCGGGTGCTATTGCTATGGGTACATCTAAGGTTACTGGCTTGGGTGATCCAACAGCTAACCAAGATGCAGCTACTAAGGCATATGTAGATACAGCAGACGCTACTAAGTTGAACCTGTCTGGTGGCACTATGACTGGTGACATTGTACTAGGTGCTAACAAGGCTACCTCAACTGCTACACCTACAGCTAACGATGACCTGACACGCAAGGGTTACGTTGATGGCATTCTTGGTTCAGCTACTGCTGCCTCTGCTAGTGCCGCTGCTGCCGCTACTTCAGCTAGTAATGCTGCAACGAGTGAGACTAACGCAGGTAACTCTGCCGCTGCAGCAGCTGCATCTTATGATGACTTCGATGATCGTTACCTTGGCGCTAAAGCTTCTGCTCCTGCCACAGACAACGATGGTGATGCACTTGTAACTGGTGCTTTGTATTGGAACTCTACAAGTGATGAACTGTACGTCTGGGATGGTAGCAACTGGCAGCAGGGTAGTTTCACTGCAGGGTCTTTGCTTGCTAACGTCATTGAGGATACTACACCACAGCTTGGCGGTGATTTAGATAGTAACGGTAACGATATACTATTCGGAGACAACGACAAAGCTACCTTTGGTGCATCTAGTGACCTACGAATTTACCATAACGGTTCCAATAGTTATATTGATGATACAGGTGTTGGCTCATTATTTATTAGAAGTGATGAATTAAGGGTAAACAAGTACACTGGCGAATTTATGCTTCGTGCTGAAGCTGATGGCCCTGTGGAACTATACTACGACAATAGTAAAAAGCTAGCCACCACCTCCACAGGCATCGACGTAACGGGTACTGTGTCTGCTGGTGCAGTTACTTATACTGCTACAGATGGCACAACAGGACAGTTCCTCAAGACAGATGGTGCAGGTAACACTAGCTTTGCTACACTAACCGCTCCCAACGATGCTACGATTACACTGAGTGCTGGCACAGCCCTGTCTGGCGGTGGTGACTTTACTACAGATCAATCAGGTAATGAGACTATCACGTTTAACTTCAGTGGTGGTATTAATGACCTGAGTGATGGTTACTACTCAAATTACTCTGTTGGTCTTGGCGCTAACGCCTTAGCTAACGATGATGGTTCTTCTAATAAAAACACTGCTTTAGGCTGGAGTGCAGGCGCATCAGCAACAACTGCATATGAAAATGTGTTTGTAGGTTATAATGCGGGTACTTCTGCTACTACTTATTTTACACACTCAAATGTATTTGTTGGTTCCGAATCGGGGCGTTCTGTTACTACGGCGTCAGGAAATACGTTTATTGGACGTGCATCTGGTTACACCACTACTACTGGCGAAGACAACTTCTTCGGCGGTAAGAGTGCTGGATTTAGCAATACTACAGGTTCTAATAACATATTCTTGGGTCGAGACGCAGGGTTTGATAACGTCAGCGGCACTTACAACGTAGCTATTGGCACAGAAGCAGCGGCTGATGTTACTGGCTCTAGCAACGTAGCCATCGGTGGCCTCACAATGAGGTTCAATACTTCAGGTAATCAAAACGTAGCGGTTGGGATGCAATCTCTTTATCGCAACGTAACAGGCACCCAGAACACGGCAGTAGGCTATTCGGCCCTTTTAGGTTCCACAGGCCAATCCCACAGCGGCAACACTGCCATTGGTTATTGGGCTGGCTATAGCACCACTACAGGGGGCAACAACTTCTTTGGCGGTAAGTCTGCTGGGTATTCTAACACTAGCGGGTCTAGCAACGTAGCGATTGGTCCATCGGCTCTATACAGTGGCACAAGTTCAGCAGGTAACGTAGCTATCGGCTCTGCTGCTATGTACGCTGCAACTACCGCAACGAATAACATCGCAATGAAAAACGGTCTTGCCAGCCTTACTACTGGCGACAATAATATTGCATTGGGTCAGAACGCTGTAAATAGCCTAACCACTACCAGTAACAACATAGGGCTTGGCGGCGGTTCTTTAAGGTACAACCAAACAGGTGGCAATAACGTAGCTATTGGTGCTGAAGCTCTGCAAGGCGTAAGTGGGAATAGTCATACTAACAACACCGCCATTGGTTATCAGGCTGGCTATGGTATTACTACGGGTTTATTCAACTTCTTTGGCGGTTACTGGGCTGGTAGGGCAATCACCACTGGTACTTATAACACAGCCATTGGTGCGCAGGCATTAGACGCTATTACCACAGGGGATCATAACATAGCGTTGGGTAATCATGCAGGCGGTGCTATTACTACTGGCGAAGACAACATAGCTATTGGTACTGACTCTCTCAAAACCCATACAACTGGGTATAACAACGTAGCCATTGGTAGAAATGCACTTAAATTAAACACTGTGAACACCAACACAGCAGTAGGCCATGTGGCTATGGCTGCCAACACGACTGGCTCTGGTAACGTAGCCATTGGTGGGTACGCATTAGATGCCAATACAACAGCGTCAAACAACACCGCCCTTGGGCATCAAGCTGGTTCAGGAACTACTACTGGTGGAAACAATACCTTTGTAGGCAAAGACTCCGGGTTAGCTAACACAACAGGTAGTTTTTTAACAGCTATTGGACATAGTGCCTTAAGCAGTATAACTACCCCGTCAAGTGGCGTGGCTGTTGGACAAGGTGCGGGTCAAAATACCACTACGGGTGGTCAAAACGTATTTGTGGGCAACCAACCCGGCTACAGTAATACAACGGGAAGTAGTAATACAGCCCTTGGTTACATTGCCATGTACCATAACCAAACAGGCGGAAGTAACGTAGCTGTTGGTACATCAGCGTTACAAGGTGCATCAGGGCAATCTCACAGCAACAACACTGCTATTGGCTTTGAAGCTGGCTATGGTATTACCACAGGCGGTAAAAACTTCTTCGGCGGGCGTATGGCAGGTCGAGCGGCGACAACAGCTGAAGACAGCGTAATGATTGGGGACTTGGCGGGTTATTCAGTAACTACCGCCGCCAACAACGTAATGATCGGAGTAAACTCAGGTCGGTCTACTACGACAGGAGCCGACAATAATTTCTTAGGGAGAAGCTCTGGCTACGCTAATACTACTGGCTCCGACAATATTATAATCGGCAATTCCGCTAGTTTCTGGAATCAAACAGGAATAGGCAACGTAGCCCTTGGGTCAAATGCACTAATGGGGACATCAGGCAGTTCCTATTCGGGTAACACCGCTATTGGACAACAAGCTGGATATAGTATTAGTACAGGTGGACAGAACTTATTTAGCGGCTACAGAGCGGGTTATCATACTACTACAGGTGGCACTAACGTCTTACTGGGGGCTTATGCTGGTTACAGAATTACTACTGCTAGTTATAACATATTTACAGGCGGGAGTGCTGGTGAAAGTACGACTACAGGCCACAGCAATATATTTAGTGGACAAAACACTGGGTACTATAACCAAACAGGAAATGAAAACGTAGCCATAGGCCGTGAGGCACTCTTTGGTGCATCAGGCCAATCACACACACGAAACACTGCCCTTGGTTATAGGGCAGGGTATGGTATCACTACAGGCGGCAGCAACACCTTCTTGGGTTCAGAAGCTGGGGATAATGTTACTACAGGCAGTTCTAATATCGTTATTGGTGCAGGTGTTAACGCTTCCTCTGCCACAGTCTCTAACGAGATCACCCTTGGTAACAGCAGCATCACACGCTTCCGTATCCCCGGTGCTGGTATCGACAACACAAGTGCTGCACTCTCAGGTACTACACCAAGTGTAAACACAGGCGCACGAGATACATACACGCTGACTACAAGTGGTAACACTACGTTCACCTTCACAGGCGCACCTGCTGCACCTCAAGTAGGTACGTTTAGTCTTATCATTACGTCAGGCGGGGCGCACACACTCACATGGCCTAGCTCAGTTAAGTGGGCTGGTGGTACTGCACCTGATGCACCTGCTAGTGGCGAGATTGACATCTATACTTTCACTTCCATCAACGCTGGTACTACTTGGTATGGCTTCCTAGCTGGGGATGCAATGGCATGAGTATGATTGGCTCTAATGATAAACTAAAACAAGCTGCGGCTGGTGCCGCTGGTGGTGAAGCCCTGAACGTAGAAGATGTGTTCAGCACTTATGTGTATACTGGCGATGCCTCTGCCCGTTCTATCACCAACGGGATTGATCTTGCTGGCGAAGGTGGTTTGGTTTGGAGTAAGTCAAGATCGTCTGGGGTTGGAGTGGGAGATAACTACCACCAGTTATATGATACAGAACGTGGATCAGATAAATACATATTCAGCAATGCTACTAATGCAGAAGTAACCAGTAGTTTGCTCCTAACCTCTTTTAATTCAGACGGGTATTCAATAGGCACTAGAAATGGCAATAACCAAAGCGGTCAAGACTACGCCTCTTGGACATTCCGCAAAGCCCCTAAGTTTTTTGATGTGCAAACTTGGAGCGGGGATGGTGTTGCTGGTAGAGAGATTTCCCATAATCTTGGTAGTGTACCTGGCTGTATTATGATAAAGCAAACAACGGGTACAAACAACTGGATAGTGTACCACAGAGGTGCAAACGGGGGTACTAACCCAGAG